AATAGTGTTTTTTGTACAAATACTATTACTGCTCGATCAATTGCCGGTATTTGCAGGCTAATTATAGTGATATTGACTTAAGAATAACGCAAGAGCGCTTTGCGCGATCGGAGCGTCCAGTATCGGCTTGGGTGTGCTACAGCGAAAAATAACGCAGCGCCTGTTTTTAGCCGAGTCTTCAGCTTTGCGTATAATGTAAATTAATTTAATTTACAGGCTGCACTAGGCTTGTGCGAGTTAAGCTTGAGTGTATAGCAGGCATAAAAAAACCCTTGATAAATCAAGGGTTTAGTAATAAATCTGGCGGTGAAGGAGAGATTCGAACTCTAACAGCTAGCAGCCTGTTTCGGTCAATGTCTTGCTATAGCTGGGCTTGAGCGTTTCCCTGTTGCCTTTGTCGCGCTCTGTGGGGCTTTGTTTTCGACACTTTATCGACACTTAGGGAATCATATCAGCAGCACCGCAAGCAGCTCTGTACTGGCTTGAGCAAGCATCTTTAAAGTATTTTTTAGCAGCTTTACGGCAGTCACGATAGATAAAAGAGCCGCGTTTATAATTAAGACAGACTCCATTATGATCGATCTTTCCGTCTCTTTCTGTATACGTAAAAGTTCCGCTTCTGTGCGATTTTTCACTTTTCCACTGCCATGGAATAGTTCGTTTTGTTACTGGTGTGCTGAATGATCGGTAAACTTCGCTTACCTGTGCTTTGGATCGTGCTTCACCTGCATCATAATATTTGCTTGGCGGTGGAACCATTGAGTTTACAGAACCTAATGGCCGATAATTCTGGTCGTTAAATACAGTTTGTTTTTTGCCAGGTTTAAAAGAGCCTGCTTCTGCTTGCTTAATGCTCACATCTTCCCGCAATAGCTCTTTTGTTGCGTTCGGCATAATAACAATATCTTCCGAGCCATTAGGTTGTTCAATTTTTGGTTCTTTTTTTGATATTTCTATTGGGGGGATGTCTCTATTTACGTAAAGAAAAGCGGTGATGCTACAAATTGCTACAGTTACAAAAACAATCGATTTAAGTCCATTGTTTTTCTTTTTCGGCTGGTAAATTCTGCTTTCCAGGTCTGCGCGTAAATCCACTTTAACACTTCCTTCTTTCGAACCAACGCTGAGCTGCTACAGCGGTTAACTCTACCCCGCGTTTGGTTCTATCAACTTTTCGTTTGCTTCGTCATAGCTTGGACTTGTCTGTCCTGCCTCAGGCATTACTTCTCCGCTAATTAACCAATAGCGATAGCTAGGGAAAATTTTCCCCAGTTCCTCTATCTCAGTTGCAGCAATCCTAGCGCTCCCGCGCTTTATATTCTGCCAGCGAACATATTCTTTTGAGTTTGTTACTGCTAGGTCGCTGAGGCTTATTTTCCCAAGCAATAGCAAAGCTCTATTGTTTATATCTGTAGTCATAAAATTAATTAATCGCCAAAAAGCTTGTATGTTATAGATACATATGTAAAATGAACATATGTAAATAATACATAGGCCAGTAAAGGCCGTTAAAGACTACATCATAGGGCAAAAATCATGGAATTAGAACTCGATGTCAAAACTCTTCTTGTGGCTCCGCCAGTTATGCCATGGCGCGAGTTTGCTGACTGGATTGGCATGAGTGATGCCCATGATGTTGTTGAAGGCTGGGTAAAGCGTGGCTATTTGCCAACAGTAAAGATTGGCCGCTATCGCATGGTTAACGTTGCGCAGCTTGTCCAGTCGCTTCTGAATGATGAAGGCGAGGTTTAAGCAATGATTACTCTCAAACCATTAGATGAAGATTTTATTCTTGACCGGATTATTGAGTGCCTTTGCATATGTGATTTTCAGGTAAAGCGATCGTTTGAAAATGAGTACTTGTTTCATGGTGGATATGAGCAAGCTCAGCGCTGGCTGTTGAATCATTACGAACCTCTGTTAGGGGCGGATTCCCATAAGGTTATTCATATTAAGTCCCGTTTGGATAAGTTAAACGCCAGCTTTTTGGAGCATCAGAGCCGTTCTTATCTTGAGGATGAAGAGCTAGAAGCAGTCCAGGTGCACAATGCGAAAAATCAACCAGTATCTAAACCGGCCGCATCAGCCCAATTGCCAGTGTTCCGTGTGTTGGGTCAAGTCACAAAAACACAAGTTACGCTCGGCGCGTGCCCCTTATCAATTGACTGGCGACCAAGCGACCCAATGCCAAGAAAACTTTTTTCAATTACTCGACCAGTCGGAGGTTTAGCATGATTCCTTCTCGTAAAACCGATATTCAGCCGGAGCAAAAGCGCTTTTATGTGCATTCAAACACCCTTGTTCACCTGGAGCTTCAAAAGGAAGCCTATCGCCGAGGTTTAAACCCTTGGGACCTGGGCGGTTTAGTGATTCAGCAATGGATTGAATCGGGTTTTCCAATTCTTAGTGGGCAAACAGCCGGTGTTCTTCATTACTCGGTTACTCAAATAGAAACCCCTTGCCCGTCGCCGCTTTCGTCGGTCGCGGAATCGACCAGCGGTGGCCAGTGATGAGCGGCAAGCGCCCGAAGGGTTCATTTTACGCTTGCCGCGAAGTGCTGGCCGCCGCAGATTCTTGCGCGACCACGAACGGCACGAAGCACAGGCGTTTCACCCCTTGCCCAGAGCTGAGCGAGGAAGGGAGCGATCTGCTGAGGTCAAGTGACCGTGGAATAAATCCGCACGCGCTTCATCGTGCGGGTTTTATGCCGCGAAAGCACTTGACCCACACGCAAAAAGACAGCCTAGCGCAGGGGTGTGTGAAGCGCTTCACCTCACACGCCCCGAGCCCTCTGCGGCAAGAGCGGGATAACAAGGGCAGAGCCCTTGGTTTTGATCTTAGCGCTCGGAGAGCAAGAGGCTTAGGGATCGTTACCCGGCAGGGCCAAGACAAAAAAGCGCTTTATCTTTTTGGCTTGGTGAGCGTAGCGAGTAGAGCCCGTAAAGCCACAGGAACACCAGTAACACCAAACCAGTCATTTGACTAATCAACCGAAAAACTAGCTTTAAAAGCTATTGGAGTAATGAAAATGCAAATGTTAATGGAAGCTCAATTATTAAGCGTTCAGTTAATCAAAGTAGATGGCAACACTTACGCTAAGGCATTCGTAGCATCCTCACCGGATGGCAAAAGCGAAGCTATAGCAGCAGTGACTAGCATGAATCTAGTTGAAGAAAACGCAGAATCAATTTTCCGTTACGTACAAGAGCAGGGCATCCAGCTTGGCGAAAAGGTACGCCTATCAATTAAAGCGGTTCGAGGCTCACAGAACACGGTTAAGAACGTGATTGAAAGCATTGAGCGTTTAGTGCGCCCAGTTGCACAACAGCAGCAACCAGCAGCAACGGCAAAGGATAAGTAGGAAGTTTAATTATGGAGCTTAGTGTATGCCCTCATTGTAACGGCTCGTTAGATGTTAAGCCGTGCGACAGATGTTCTGAGTTGTACCCATCTGACGAATTACAAGAGGTTTCATGGGGTGCAATTTTTTGTGCCTCATGTAAAGAAGATTTTAAAGACCATTTAGATGATGAGTTTTAATTAAATGATTAACGCCCTTAGTTGCAACGGAGAAATAACAGCTTCACTTGAGGGCGTTCCTCATTGTGCAGGTACTTGGGAACTTGTCCCGATGCCTGAGCAATTCGATATCGAACAATTAGAGCCAGCAGTGCTTGGTGGTTTCTTCGGTGTCGGTTTTACGTTGGTCGCGACTGTTTTAATTGGCTCAATTGGAGCCAAGGCAGTTTTAGACTTTATTAAACGCGCATAAGCGCAAAGGAGTTTCAAATGAAAAACCAATTCAAAAAATACGCGGCTGTTGCTGGTACTTCTGTAACTGCTTTAGCCGTTTCTGCTCAGTCTCATGCGGCTGGTTGGGATTACTCAACTTTGACCGATGGTGTTGACTTCTCAACCATCGCAACAGGCGTCTTAGCTGTTGCGGCAATGCTTGCAGCTGTTTATGCAGGTATCAAGGGCGCGCGTGTGGTGCTGGGCTTCTTGCGCTCGTAATGCAGCTTGTTGTTGGCCAACAACACGGGGCGGCCTAATAGCTGCCCCTTTTTTTTCACAAAAATAAGCGGTGATTGAAATGGAACATCTTTGGCACTTTGCATTTTTCGTTATAGGCGCTGCGTGTGCTTATGCAGCATTGTCGAGGTTTTAAAGATGTTTAATTTTTTACGCTTTGTTTTTTTAACTTTGTTTTTTGTTTGCTCTAGTTCTTATGCTGAAACTATTTTTAAAGAGTCATTTAGTTTTGACTATCAATCATTAGAAGCTAATAAGATTAATAATAATCCTATTGATTATAATGTTACTAATTTTGGTTATAGAACATATGAAGATGCTTGTCATGCAGTTGCAAAGTCTTTAGGTACGCCTATTTCTTATCGTGAAGATGATCCTTATGGTCCTTATTTTACTGTTTATGAATACACTGGTGAAACTATGGTAATGAGTGGCAGATGTTATGTTTCAATGAGTTTTGTTATTAATGATCCTAGATCACATATGAACGGTGTATCACAACAAGGTCAGTCAAAATCATATTCACTTATTAAAGATCGAACGTGTCCCGTTGGTTTTTCACCAGATGCTAATGGTACAACTTGCACAAAAATAGAAGAAAATCCTGAAGAACCAGACCAGTGTGAAGTAGGTCTTTCTGGTTTTTTCGAGTTCCATTATTGCACTGCAAACTCTACTGACGGCTGTATACCTGGCACTCAAAAAACTAGGCCATCATCTTTCTGTAAAAACTCTTGCTTACATATTCCTAATTTTGGTTCTGGTAGTGATGCCGATTGTTATTCATATATCAATGATGATGGTTCATCCGGTCCGGCTGTTATGTGTAGTGTGACTGCAGTAACTAATGGTGGCCAGTGCTCTGGTGAATACAGTGCACCAACGCCTGATAATTCATGTCCAAGCGGTACTGTTTCTGGTGAAGTAAACGGTAATAGAGTTTGCGTTCCTTCACCTGATCCAGACCCTGATCCAGAAGTTGGTGATGGCGGCGGTGGTTCTGGCGGTGACGGTTCAGATTCTGGTTCAGGCTCTGGCGGTGATGGTTCGGGCTCTGGCGGTGATGGGTCTGGTTCCGGTGGTTCTGGCTCAGGTTCGGGCGGTTCTGGCTCAGGTTCGGGTGGTGATGGTTCAGGTTCGGGTGGTGATGGTTCAGGTTCAGGTGGTGATGGTTCAGGGTCTGGGTCTGGTGGTGATGGCGAAGGTGAGGAAGATGGTGAGGGTATAGGTACGGGTGAAATTGTTGAAAATTGCTCTGATGGCCGTTGTGATTTTGGTGATGAGCGTGGTGATCCATTTGGCGGTGAAGTTCGCTCGTTTTCTGATTCCTTAACTGCTGCTATGACAGGCATGAAAAATAGCCCTCTTGGTAATTCAATTGGCAACATTCATTTCCCTACTGGTGGCACATGCCCAACTGGTTCTAGCTCTATAAACATTGGTATTGGCTCAATACCAATTGATTTTATTGAGCACTGTAATTTCTGGGAGCAAATTGCGCCTATTTTGTCAGCCGTTTTTTTAGCGTTCTGGGCAATTATTGCTGTTCGCGTTTTCCTTAGCGCATAGGTGATTTTATGGAAGCTATTGCGGGTTTTATTCAGACAATTATTAATTTCTTTAAGTCCATTTGGGACGCTTTCCAGCGCCTTTTTGACTGGCTGGGTGATGCTTATGATGCGTTTATTGAGTTTTTTAAGCAGCTTCCCGAGTGGGTTTTTTCCGAGCTTGTTGATGGTTTTGTTGAGTTTTTTAATGCCATACCTGTTCCTGATTTCTTTGTAACTGCTGCAAACGCATTTGGCAATATTCCTCCCGAGGTTATCTATTTTGCTCAGCCTTTTCATATTGGCACTGGGATTTCTATGGTTTTAGGGGCGTATTTGTTGCGCTTTATTGTTCGCAGAATTCCAATTTTTGGTTAAGGGGTGATTTATGGCTATTGATGCTTACGTAGGCCTTCCAGGGCACGGGAAAAGCTACGGTGTAGTTGAGCACGTTATTATTCCGAGTCTTAAGCAGGGGCGGCATGTTGTTACAAATATCCCTTTAAATGCTGATGCTTTGCTTATGGATTTTGGTGGCACTATCCAGCAGCTGCCCAATGATTGGTTTGAGCTTAAAGACTTATCCGAATATGCAATCAACGGCTGCGTATTGGTGCTTGATGAGCTTTGGCGGCGCTGGCCAAGTGGAATGTTAACCAATCAAGCCAGTACCGAAGATAAAGCGCTTTTAGCCGAGCATCGTCACAGAGTAGATAAAGACAACCGATCAATGCGGATTGTGTTGGTTACTCAAGACCTTTCACAGATTGCTAACTGGGTGCGGGTACTTGTTGAGTCAACTTATCGTGTATCTAAGAAAAGCAAAAAATTCTATGTAGTAAGCATTTATAACGGTGCTGTTACTGGTGCTCGTCCTCCGAAGTCCGCTTTATTGCGTCAAGCAACTGGACGATTCAAAAAAGAGGTTTTTGTTTACTATTCTTCGGCTACCCAGTCAGAAACTGGCGGGGTTGGTGATGAGTCGACCGCCGATGGTCGTGCAAGCATCTTAAAAAGCTGGGGGCTGTGGTTTTTAATTATTTTATCCGTGTCTGGTGGTGTTTTTGGTTTCATTGGCATAAAGAGTTTTTTTACTGTTGATGAAGTTAAACCACAACCTGAGTTACCAAAGCCTGTAGAGCTGCCAAAACCGCAAACACCAGCCTCTAGGGCAACTGCATCGGTTTATAAAGAAGTTGTTTCGGAGCCTACACAGCCGCGGCCTTCTAGCCTTTGGCGTGTGGCTGGTTATGTTCGTGCGCCCGCTAAGCGATCATCTGCAACTTCTGAAATGTTGGGCGTTCCCCATGTTGATTTAACTGAGCGCGTGGCCTTGGTTAATGGCTCCCGTTATCGGTACGTTTCAATGTCGCAGTGTGAGTTTTTCGAGGGCGGCATTGATATTTATTGCGATATAGATGGAGAGCGTATTACCCCTTGGACTGGAAGCGGTGCGGTAACAACGGTTTATCAACCTAATTACAATGTAGCGCCACAGCAACCAAAACCAGCAAATGAACCAGTTCAGCAAACTAGGGTAACTGTTGTTCCTCATACTCCCCGTGAGCGTTCCTTTCCGGTTAATTAAAAACTTTTTATTGGGATAAGAGCGCCAGTGATAAGTTTTGCCGGTTTTCGGCCAGCGTGCGCAGACGAAAACCGGCAAAACTTGAGCGGCGCTGACGTCCCTGTAACACGTCATTAAAAAGACCATTAAAAAGGTCTCTAACAGTCACTAGGTGTCTATATGTCTAAAGTAATCAATCAGCATAGAATCAATAATGATGGTCTTGAGTCCGATGATGGCCGTATTTTTGTAAATCCTAAAACTGCCAAAATTACCGATCTTTCCGGTGTGCGTTTGTTGCGTTGCGCAGTTGATACAGTTCGCCAGTTGTATCGCGGCAAGATTAAAACGGCCATTTTTGATCTTTTTGAGTCTCCAGGTATGGTTTGGCTCGGTGATTATCAGTGGCATGCTGGCCGTATTGGCCGTGACTCTGGCTATCAGTTCCGTTTGCAGAATGCTGACCTCGGCATAATTTTGTTAATCAAAAACTTCAACGTAAAAGAAACGGATAACGGGCCTCATTTAAAAATCGAAGTTTCACCGCATACCATTGAAAATCATACGCCTGAACATTTGCAAAGCCTACTTGATGGCCTTGCAGGGCTTGTGCTGGATGACTTCAAACAAAATCAATGTGCCATACACATTGCCCTCGATGTACAAGGTTGGACGCCTCCGGCTGATACTGTTGCACGTATGCAATGCCGTTCTAAGCGTGTGCGCGATATTTCCGGTATTAACAGCTTCGACTTTGCAGCAACAGCAAGCGTTTATGGTAATGGTGAAACCTATATGTTCGGCTCTGCTGGTGGTGTCCAGCTGGCAATCTATGACAAAACAAAGCAAGCCAAGGCAACCGATAAACTGGATTTTTGGCGGTCGCTTTGGTCACGGGCTTACAGCGACTTCGATACACCTATGTACGATCCTGAGCAAACTGTTTGGCGTATTGAACTTCGTTTTCACCATTCAGTGGTTCAGCAGTTTGCTGAAGGCTCAATCAACTTGGAAACTGGTGAATGTATTGGAACTCGCTCATTTGCTGAGTTTGCCCCGCATTTAGATGGATTATGGCGATATGGATTTAACTCATTCAAGCTGTTGGCTCAAAAAGGCGTTTATGACGCGGCTTGGTCACTGTTTGCTAGCGATGCACATGTTCAGACTGGCGTAGATTCATTAATTGATGAAACCGAGTATAGGCGCTACTACAAAACGGCCAGCGGGTTTAGTGGTAAGAATGTTGAGCTTTTCATGGGTAACATGATTTCACTGTTAGCTAGGGAGAAAGTGGGCGCAAAAAAGGCTTTCCAGCGTCTCCAGGAATGGGAATGCTGGCCCGTTATCAAAGAACATTTCGAAAATAAGGGATTAACAGAGCGTGATGTTTATAACTGGATACGTGACAAGCTAACCGAACGAACTGTTCGATGGGGTGTTGCTGTCTAATGGCTATTGTAAAACTGCCTGATGGCCGTTGGCGTGTCGATGTTGAGCCTGTCAAGGGTAAGCGATTCCGCAAAACTGTTAAAACTAAAGGCGAGGCGTTGCGCTTCGAGGCCCATTGCCGGGCAAACTTTGAACAGCTTATTGAGGGCCAAGAAAACAAGCGCGACCAACGCTCTTTGCCTGAGCTAATTGAGCTTTGGCATGATTTGCACGGTATAAATTTACGGGATGGGAAAAAAACCTTTTCACGTCTCAAATTAATATCTTCGGCTATGAGTGATCCAGTAGCACGAACATTGCAACCAAGTACCTTTATTAAGTATCGCAATGCACGTTTAGAACAGGGGGTAAAACCTAAAACACTTAATACAGAGCTTGGTTTTTTGCGGTCTGTTTACAATGAGCTGTATGCACTTGAGCAAATAAATTATTCAAATCCTCTGCGTTTGGTTAAGCCTTTAAAGCTTCAGGAGTCAGAGTTAACATTTTTAACTGTTGGCCAAGTCAAAACGTTGCTGGATGCTGCGGTAAATAAAACTCAAAACCCCCATGTATATGCTATTTCGTTAATTTGCTTGAGTACGGGGGCGCGATGGTCTGAAGCTCAAAATCTTAAGCGTTCTTCCGTTAAATCTGGTCTCGTGACTTTTTCAGGGACTAAGTCGGGGCGCGTTCGGTCTATCCCAGTTTCTAATAATTTATCTGATTTTCTATACAGCCATTGGGCGCGGTATGGTGACTTTACGTCGTCTCTGTCATCATTCAATCGAGTGCTTGAGCGTTCTGGTTTAGTTTTGCCAGCTGGGCAGGCATCCCACGTTTTACGCCATACTTTCGCTAGTCACTTTGTGCAAAATGGCGGCAACATTTTAACATTGCAAAAAATACTAGGGCATACCAGTCTGGCTATGACCATGCGTTATGCTCATTTGGCACCTGATCATTTAGATGATGCTTTGCGTTTTAATCCATGTGCTGACTTCGACACTTTTACGACACCTGAACGGCAGGCATAA